GGGACCGAGCCAATCGCCTGCCCCGTCGGTCATGCCGGTCAGGGAGGCGGAGGACTCGTACAGCCCTCCCGAGGCAGCCCGCAACAATGCCCGGCGGGTGCTGAAGTGGCGAGACGAACACGGGGACGCGGTGGCCGGAATGACGCAGGTGGGATGGACGCGAGCCAATCAACTGGCCAGCGGAGAAAACCTGTCACGCGAGACCGTCGGGCGGATGGCAGCGTTCGCACGTCACCGCAAGAACGCGGACGTTGCACCCGAGTATGAAAACGAGCCGTGGCGGGATGCCGGGCATGTCGCGTGGTTGGGCTGGGGAGGGACAACCGGCGTTGACTGGGCGGCAAGCATCGTCGGGAACGTGCAGGAGTCGAGCCTAGACGCTGCTGTCGTGGCGGCGTTGGAAAGCGTGTCCAGCCTGCCGGAAGCGCGGGCAATCTTGGAGACCATGAGCCATGCCATTGAAGCCGGGGAAGGGTGCTGCAACTGTGAAGGCGAACATCGAGCGGGAGATTGCAGCGGGCAAGCCACCTAAGCAGGCGGTAGCCATTGCATTGAGCAAGGCGAAGGGCGGGAAGAAGTGAGCGAGCTTCAGAACCGAATGGGCGTGGAAGCCGACTTTGCCAAGCGACTTTCCCGCCTGTCATCGAGGCAACGCAGGGAGCTGCGCGAACTGCTGGGGAACCCTCCGGACATCCGCAATGTCAGCGAAGCTGACTGGAATCGCTGGGAGGAAGAGCGACGGCGGGAACTCGTGTTGATCCTGTTGGCGATCATTCTCGCATCGCTGAACCAGCACGTCGGGGAACTCTTGCCCGCTGGTCAACAGCCGAGCGACGCTACCCGGACGCAGGCATACCGGCAGGCACTGATCAGGGCGCAGGCGATCGCGGCAGAGTCGGCACGGTCGTCAATTCAATCGGCGAAAGAGGTGGTCACAGCATCGGGTGACCTGATCCGCACAGGCACAGCGGCGGACGTGGAAAGCGTGCTGGTGTCTGCGATTGGCCCGGACCGTGATGCGGTGACCGCAGCGACTACGACAACGCTGGCACAGACAGAGGGGACCAACGCTACCGCCATCGTGCTGGAGCCTGCAGGCTACAACCTCGTAACGCGATGGGTGACTGAGCGGGACAATCGTGTCTGCCCTGTCTGTCGGCCACTCAATGGCAAGGTACCTGATCTGTGGGGGCTGGTGCTGGATAACCTCGTGGCCCCAGGTGGTGTGCGGGCATCTGCGGAGGTGGTGAAGAACGGCGGACCGCCAGCGCATCCCAACTGTCGGTGTTATTTGCGGACGCAGGCCGAGCCAGCAGCCCGCAAGATTCGCGTGCCATGACCCTCGTGAAAATTTTCACTAGGGTCGGTTTTGTATGAACGCCCCATTTTGCTGGGGCAGATATTGCGGGTGAGTCGTGGCCCGTGACAATCGGGATATGAGACTCACCGAACAGACGACGATTGCCCCCAAGCGTGTCGACCGCGATGCCGGTTTGATCGAGGGTGTGCGCATCCTCGGGCAGGACTCACGCAACGGCAGGCGTTACAGCCCGCGAGCGATGGCAGAGGCTGCCCGGCTGTACGAGGGTGCTCCCGTCAATGTGGATCATCCCGCGACTGAGCGGAAAGACAGACCACTCGCTGAGGCGTTCGGCTGGATTCGCAATGTCCGGCAGGAGCAGGGGGCGGTGTACGGTGACCTGCACTACCTCAAGAGCCATCCGCAAGCCGAGCTTGTGGCGGAGGCAGCAGAGCGCAACCCGAACCGTATCGGCCTGTCACATCACGCCGAGGGGACCGTCCGCATGGATGGCCAGCGGGTGATTGTCGAGACGGTCGAGCGGGTCCACTCAATTGATCTTGTCCAGACTCCCGCCACCAATGCGGGGCTTTTCGAAAGTGAGCAACGCATGACAATCAGAGAGGCGGCGATGGCTGCCGGTGAGGAGAAGATCCTCACGGCTGAGGGGATGGGCGAATATGCCGACCTGCCCGTCAAGGAAAACGAAGACTACTTCGCGGCGATGGTGTCCGAAGTGCTGGCGGGTGACGGTGACCGCGCCAGCAAGATGAAGCGTATCGCGGCCATCCTCAAGGCGCAGGAGATGCTTCAGGCCGACGCCTCTGCTGACGCGATGGCCGAGCCTGAAATGGAGATCGAGATGGAGGGCATGAAAAAGGCCGTGGCCGAATCTCTCGCCCCGATCATGTCCAAATTCGAAGCCCTCGCCGAAGCCGTTCAGGCCGTCAAGGCGGACCACGATGCCCGAAAGCTGTTGGAGTCGACTGGCCGAGACGTGACGCCTGAGCGTGTCGCGGCGTTGCTGGCTGTCGATGCTGGCAATCGTTCGGCGTTGCTCGAATCGTGGCCCGTGATGCAGCGTGCGGGGCGTCCCTCTGTGTCTCCCCCGGCTGCTGCTGCCGTGTCGTATCCCAGTGATTCCCGGCAGTTTATCGCTGCCATTCGTTCCAACTAAAGGAGGCCGCAATGGCGGTGCGAACCGATGGGCTGCCCGAGCTTCTGCTGCGGCGCAACCAATTCACGATCCAAGACGATTTCACCCGAGACGTTGACTCGGCGGACTGGGTGACCACTCTCACCGATTCCGGTACCGCCAGCGTTGGCGATGCGGCGGGCGGGATTCTCGCCCTCGTGCCGTCTGATGGCACCGTGGCGGACAATGACGAAGCCTACGTCGAATCGGCGAATGAGGTTTTCAAGTTCGCGGCTGACAAGCCGTTGCTCTTCGAGGCCCGTGTTCAGTTCACCGAAGCAAACACCGATGACGCGAACATCCTCGTCGGTGTGATGGATGCTGTTGGTGCGAACTCGCTGCAGGACAACGGGGCCGGTCCTCCCAGCAGCTACAGCGGTGCGGTGTTCTTCAAGGTGGACGGCGGGACTGTCTGGCAGACCGAGACCAGCAACAGCACGACCCAGACCACGAACGAGCTTTCAGCCAGCAACGTCAACAACCTGTCGAAGAAAGCACAGACGGCGGGCGGTGCGGCCTACCAGGTGCTGCGCATCGAATACATGCCGTACTCTTCGACCAATGCCTACGTTTCGTTCTTCGTGGATGGCGTGCTGTGCGCTCAACACGACTACATCTTCACCTCGGCTACCGAGATGCAGATTGCCCTTGGCGTCAAGAACGGCGGAGCAAACAACGAGTTGCTCAACGTCGATTATGTCGCCTGCACCCAGTCCCGCTGAAAGGAGCGAGCAATGGTGAACGTTACGCAACTTCGGCGGCTGTTTGAGGCTGCCCAACGCGATGGTCAGATTGATCGGTTCAACGCCGATCTGGCTGAGGGACTGCGAAAGAAGGAGATCCGTTTCTCGGACTTCTCGATTCGCAAGCTGTTCGAAAACTTCGTGCCTGATGGGCGGGAACTCGCGGGGCTCTATGCTCCCGGCGAGAACGGTTCGCAGGAACTGCGGGAAACCGCTTCCGTTGTGGCTTCCAGCCAGTTCGCCAAGATCAGCGGACAGTTGCTCTACAACGCGGTCATGGAGGCGTACGAGCAGGAAGCCTTCGTGTTCACCGGGATCATTCCCGTTGTCAACACGCAGTTCAACGGCGAGCGTATCCCCGGCATCTCGGGCATCGGTGACGAAGCCTTGATTGTCGATGAGGGCCAGCCGTACCCGAAGGCTGGCGTTTCCCAGACCTACATCGACACCCCGACCACGACCAAGCGCGGCTTGATTGTGGAGGTCACCAAGGAAGCGATCTTCTTCGATCGTACCGGGGTGCTGGAGGATCGGTGTCGGCGAGTCGGTGAAGCCCTCGGGCTCAACAAGGAAAAGCGGGCCATCGATTGCGTGATCGATGAGAACGTCACCGATCACCGTTACCGCTGGCGAGACACCACGATTGCGACTTATGGAGACAACTCCGGAAGTCACACGTGGGACAACCTCGCGGGGTCAAACGGGTTGGTCGACTGGACCGACATTGACGCAGCCGAGCAGTTGTTCTCGGGGATGCTTGATCCTGAGACCGGCGAGCCGATCTTGTTGAATCCGTCTCACCTGATCTGTACTCGGCAGTTGCTCTACACTGCCCGGCGGATCATCAACGCGACGGAGATCACGGTTGCGACTCCCGGGTATGCCACGACTGGCAATCCCACGGAGACTCGGACCGGCAACCCGATCACGAACTACACCATCGTGAGCACGAACCAACTGGCGGCCCGCATGGGAACCGATACCAGTTGGTACCTGGGCGATCCTCGGCGAGCCTTCAGGTACATGCAGAACTGGCCCCTCACCGTCGTGCAGGCTCCCGCCAACAACGAGGCGGAG